TGGCCGGGGTCGCCCCATGGAGAACGGGGGGGGGTACGACCCGCTAATTGTGAAGCATCACCCGTTCATACTGGAATCGTTCTTTTATGCTGATGCAGATACGGAGCGGTTGATTCCCTATTACGGCGATTTCCTTCTGGACAGCGGAGCCTTTACCTTCATGCAGGGCAAGGGCGGATCACCTGACTGGGATGAATACGTCGAGCGCTACGCTAACTTCATCAACAGAAACAAGATCGAGAAATTCTTCGAGTTGGACATTGACAGCGTGGTTGGATATGACAGGGTGAAGGAGATTCGACGGAAACTGGAACGACTGACGAGCAGACCATCAATACCAGTTTGGCATAAGTCACGAGGTATATGTGAATACCGTAAACACTGCGAGGAATATTCATACGTTGCGATAGGCGGATACGTTGTAAAAGAGCTAACCCCGAAGGATTTTACCGCGTTTCCAGCAATGATTAAGATAGCACACGATAATGGTGCAAAAGTGCATTGTCTTGGATTTACAAAGCTGAACGACTTACAAAAATACCATTTTGATAGTGTAGACAGCACAGCATGGACAACGGGGAACAGGTTTGGCTATCTGTATTATTTCGATGGAAGAACGATGCAGAAACGAGAACCACCAAAGGCGCACAGAATAAGCGATTCCAGAGCTGCTGCGCTACATAATTACACTGAGTGGATCAAATATCAAAAATGGGCGCTAACACATTTATAGGAGGAGCAATGGAAATGATTCAGAATAAGGAACAAATCACACAGATCATCATGCGTCCGTTCGCGGAATGTCTGTGTGCTATCGGCCAGGACTGGTATCACATCCAGTTCGAAGTCACTTTCACCCCGGCTGACTGTTACCCGGATTATATGGACGTTGCTGCATACATCAGCAAGAATATCAGCGGTAAAGAACTGAACATTGAAGCTGCTGTTGATATGCTGGGCACGATGCTTAAATCGACCTATAATCCCACTGCTTTGACAGTAAAGGGAATTGTGGATAAGGTTATCACACATTTCCCGGTTGAAGTTATTAAGAAATACTGATACAGCGGTTCGCAATAACCCGCTTAAAAAAACTACGGAGGAACAATACTTTGAATAACCTGATTATCATTTGCGAAGTCGTTTTTGTTTTCACTGCCCTGCTGCTGTGCAAGAAGCTGTTCGGAAAATCCGGCGTGATCGCGTGGGTGCCGATTGCTACGGTGCTTGCCAACATCATCACCGCGAAGAATGCGGAGATTATCGGCCTGTCAACCGCCATCGGAACGGTCATGTTCGCATCAACCTTCCTTGCTACGGACATCCTTTCCGAGTGCTACAGCATCGAGGATGCGAAGAAGGCTGTCAAGCTGGGCCTGTTCTCCGACGTGCTGCTGATCGTGGCTACGCAGATCGCGCTTCTGTACAAGCCGAGCGCGTTTGACTATGCCCATGATGCAATGAAAACCCTGTTCAGTCTGAACCTGCGTATCAGCATTGCCAGCGCGGTTATGTACTACGTGGCGAATATGGCGGACATTTACATCTTCAACCGCATTAAGCAGAGGACAGAGGGAAAGGCACTTTGGCTTCGCAACAACATCTCGACGATTCTGTGTAACTGCCTGGAGAACTTCGGTTTCATCGGCATTGCGTTCGCAGGCATCTATGACCTGCAAACCATTATCACGATTGCGGTCAGCACTTCGATTATTGAGGCACTGGTGGCTGTCTGTGATACGCCGTTCCTCTACATCGCAAGGCGTATTGGGGACGGTGACCGGGCATGACTTATGAACTCATAGGAATTGTCGGAACCATCCTCATACTGATTGCATTCTCTTGTAACACGGAAAGGCAAATCAGAATTTTCGATGCTGCCGGTGCTGCCCTGTTTGTTGTATATGGCATATTGACGAGGACATGGAGTACGGCGGTACTGAACACGCTGCTGATAGTTATACAGATCGTGAAGCTGCGAAAGAGATAGGGAGTGATTCACGATTGCGAAGGGCAAGTATCAAGAGTGGTTAACACCTGATGGATTGACCCGCATAGAAGGGTGGGCGCGAGATGGCCTCACAGACGCGCAGATTGCCGCTAAAATGGGCATCGGAACGTCCACCCTATATAAGTATCAGACCCAACACGAGGAGATTGTAGAGGCCTTAAAACGCGGCAAAGCGCCTGTTGACAATGAGGTGGAAAACGCTCTGCTCAAGCGGGCTATGGGCTTTGAGTACGAGGAAGTTACCACCGAGATCATAGAGCAGCCAGACGGTAGCCAACGCAAGCATATCAGGAGGACAAAGAAGATGGTCGTACCTGACACAATGGCGGCGATCTACTGGCTCAATAACAGGAGACCTGACCTGTGGAAGAACCGCAAGGCGGTTGAAGTTGACACGGCAGATGCAGCCCCGGTGACAATCGTATGGAAGCGCAGTTGAATCTTTATGACCTGATAGGCCCCGCATTCGACGCGCTGGCAGATGACATACAGGCCCATGGGCATACGCACTACGACCTTTCAGGCGGGCGCGGTTCGCTGAAATCGTCGTTTGTGTCGCTGGTCGTGCCGCCGCTGCTGATAGGCAACCCCGGAACCCATGCCCTCGTATTGCGCAAGGTCGGCAATACCATTCGTGACAGTGTATTCGCACAGTATATGTGGGCCATCGGCGAACTCGGCATGGCGCACCTGTGGAAAGCCCAGCGAACGCCGATGGAGTTGGTCTACAAGCCCACGGGGCAGAAGATCATGTTCCGGGGCGCGGACGACCCCATGAAGATCAAGTCTATCAAGGTGCCGTTCGGCTACATCGCCATCACGCACTTTGAGGAGAAAGACCAATTCGCGGGACGGGCAGAGATACGAACCATCCTCCAGTCTACCATGCGCGGCGGGTCGAAGTTCTGGAACTTTGAGAGCTACAACCCGCCGATAAGCCGGGACAACTGGGCGAACAAGGACACGCTGGAGCATCGGGCCGACAGGCTGTGCCATAGGAGCAATTACCTTGAAGCCCCGCCGGAATGGTTAGGGAAACAGTTTTTGCAAGAGGCCGAATACCTACAGGAGACCAACGAACGCGCTTATCTGCATGAGTACATGGGCGAGGCCGTAGGAACCGGAAGCGAAGTATTTGAGAACCTCGAAGCAAGGGAAATCACTGACGAGGAAATCAGTCATTTTGACCGCATCCTTCACGGACTTGACTGGGGCTATTACCCAGACCCGTGGGCATATAATGGAGTCCATTATGATTCAGCGCGACAAACGCTGTATATATTCGACGAGTTGACGCGCTGGAAGTTGGGCAACGAGGAGACGGCGCAACTACTGAAAGACCACGGCATGACGCGAGCCGACAGGATTACTGCCGACAGCGCGGAGCCGAAAAGCGTTGCAGACTATAACAAAATGGGTTTGCGCTGCTACGGAGCCGAGAAGGGGCCGGGCAGCGTTGACTATTCCATGAAGTGGCTGCAATCGCTCAAAGCCATAGTGATAGACCCTGAGCGGTGCCCCGACACATGGGATGAGTTCAGCCAGTACGAGTATGAGCATACCAAGGACGGGGAAATTATCAGCGGCTACCCGGATACAAACAATCACCATATCGACGCTGTGAGGTATAGCACAGAGCACATTTGGAAGAGACCGGGGCGCAAGGGCGTTACGCGCTATGCAGCGGTTGGAGGATAAATGAGCTACTACGACCATAAAGCGCCCACTTGTACGGTGGACGTGCTGGGTACGGAATACCGCGTGTATATGGGCGTGAACGAAACTGACGATGAAATCCTGCGGGACGCGGACGGCTATACGGACAAGACCTCCCACAAGATCGTCATTGCGGACAAGCTGAAGGACACCGACCTTGACGATTATGGGGCCTATGTGAAAAAGGTGCTGCGCCATGAGCTCGTACACGCTTTTCTGTTTGAAAGCGGGCTGGGCGGGTGTGCGGCGTGGCATGAGAGCGACGATGAACACCCGGAGCAGATGGTGGATTGGATCGCGTTTCAGTTCCCGAAGATTCTCAAAGCGTTTCAGACCGTGGGCGCGTTGTAAGGGGTGATTACCATTCTCACATTTCAGGATTTCCAAAAGGCCGTACAGCGCGGGCAGACGATAGAGTTCATCCAGAAGGCCATTGCGGAACACCGCAACAGCGCGGCGTACAAGATCGCGGTGGACGCGGATGAATACGACGCGCAGCGTAACGTGACGGTCAACAGCGTAATCAAAAGTCTGTACGACATCAGCAGCAATATCGACAAGGAGACCGGCGTTGAGCGCATGGGTGTACGGAAGAAAACGGACACCACGGCCAGCAATCACCACATCGCCAGCAATTTCTTTCACCGGCTGAATACTGACCGGGTATCATACAGCCTGGGCAATGGTGTCACATTCGACACGGACGGCGTAAAGGACAAGTTGGGACCGAAGTTCGACACGGACTTGTTCAACGCGGGTAAGCTGGCATTGAAGCATGGCGTGACGTTCTGCTTTTGGAATGTTGACCGGATGCATGTGTTTCCGCTGACGCAGTTTGTACCGCTGCTGGATGAAAGCGACGGCAGCCTGCGGGCGGGCATCCGCTTCTGGTCACTGGACTGGAATAATAAGCCTGTATACGCCATCCTGTACGAGGAGGACGGCTATACCAAGTACCGCACCCGCGACGGCATGAAGGGTCTTGTGCTGGGCGAGACGGACGAGAAACGCGCATATATCCAGCAGGTCGCCCACACGGACGCGGGCGGGGATGAGATCATCGGCGAGGGCAATTATAGTGCGCTGCCCATCGTGCCGCTGTACGCCAACGAGTTCCATCAGTCAACGCTGGTGGGCATGAGGGCGAGCATAGACGCCTATGACCTGATTCAGAGCGGCTTCGCCAATGACGTTGAGGACTGCGCCCAAATCTATTGGCTGCTGGGTAATGCTATGGGCATGGACGACAACGACATCCAGCATTTCATGGACAGGCTGCGTTTCAGCCACGCGGCGGCGTTTGACAGCGACAACAGCACGGTCACGCCCTACACGCAGGATGTGCCCTATAACAGCCGCGAGGCGTTCCTTGCTCGGATTGAGCAGAGCATTTACCGCGACTTCGGCGCGTTCAATCCTGCGGACGTGACGGCGGGCAATGTGACGGCGACCCAAATCCGGGCGGCGTATCAAGAGCAGGACATCGAAGCGGACGCCTTTGAGTATCAGGTCATCGAGTGCGTGCAGCAGATTCTTGCCCTGCAAGGTCTGGAGGGTACGCCGCAATTCAGCCGAAACCGTATTGCCAACCAGCTTGAAGAGGTAGACATGGTGGTATCCGAAGCCGCGTGGCTGGACGATGAAACCGTGCTGGATTTGCTGCCGAACATCACGCCCGACATGAAAGAGTTGATTCTGGCGCGACGAGATGTAGAAAACGCGGCGCGGCTTGCAAACGGGCCTGAGACGGCGCAGAACGGCCCAGAAACCGTGTTTGCCACGGAGGGTGAATAAACGTGCTTGATAATGGACAGCTTGCGACAGAGCACATTTACGCGGACGTACAGCGGCGATTAAAACGCAACTATCGGCAGGCTGTCCATGAAGTGCAAGCGAAGCTGGACAAATACCTGGAGCAGTTCAAAAAGGCCGATGCGGAAAAGCGGCTGTTATTGAAACAGGGTAAAATCACCAAAGCTGAGTATGACACGTGGAAGCGCAATAAGATGTTTCAGGGTAAGCTATGGCAGCAGCAGCGAGCCAACCTGTCGGAAACGCTGTATAGCGCGGACGTAATTGCGCAGCGCATTGTCAACGGCGAACGCATCAATGTATTTGCCGCGAACGCTAACGCCATGGCATACAGCATGGAGCACGGCGAAGGGCTTGACATGGGCTTTGGCTATTATGACAGTGCAACCGTGGCGCGGATACTGCAGAAACAGCCGAACCTTTTGCCGCCGAGAAAAGTCAAGCGCAAAGAAGATGTTGACTGGTATCATAAAATCATTGGCAGTTGCGTAACACAGGCCATTGTTCAGGGCGAATCCATTCCAGAACTGGCGAAGCGCATAGCAGAAACCACGGGCGAACGCGGCAGAAACGCGGCTGTGCGTAACGCACGAACGGCGATGACAAGCGCACAGAATGCCGGACGCATTGAAACCATGCATGAAGCTGAACGCATGGGTATCAAGGTAAAAAAGCGGTGGGCGGCTGTGCTTGACAGCAGAACCCGCGATGCGCACGCGGATTTGGACGGGCAGGAACAAAACGTAGACGATTATTTTGAGAATAGCATTGGCCCTATATTGTTTCCCGGCGATCCTGCCGCCGATCCGGCTAATGTTTATAACTGCCGGTGCGCGATTCAATATATCCACCCTGAATATCCGTCAACATTCGACAAGCGCACAGCCTACCGGGAATATGTCGATGAAAACGGGAAAAAGCACAGGGAAAGCTTTGATATACCGTATATGACATATCGCGAATGGGAGGAGTGGAAAAAATCAGGTGGCAAATGACTTCAAGTTTACGGATAATTCTGCACAAGTGCTTGCAGCACTAAAACAGGCCGAAACCCGCGCGCTGAACATATGCGGGCAAAAAGCTGTTACATACGCTCAGAACCTTGCGCGTGAAGATACCGGCCTGTTGCGGAATTCTATCGCTTATGCACTGGATGGCGAAGCGCCGAATATTAAAACGTACAAGGCAAACAAGGGCGATGGGAGCGGCAGTTATGGCGGCACGATGCCGAAGGAAAACGGCAACGCGCGTGCCGTCTACGTCGGCACAAATGTCCCATATGGAATCTATAATGAGTTAGGAACCCGGCGCATAAAAGCGAAACCGTTTATTCGCCCTGCCGCGCAGGATCACAGCGAAGAATACAAAAGCATTATCGAAAACGAACTGAAAAAGGGATAAGCGAACGTCTGCGGATGTTCGCTTTTTACTTTGATAAATCCAGCACCCGCCATTGTGCCGGTGCTGTTTTTATACCTGTGACAAACCGTCACGGGTTGATACAACCTCATCTTAGGGTAGCACCCGTAACAGCGAGAAAGGATGAAAAAACCATGAACAAGCCGTTTGAACTCAACTTGCAACTTTTTGCCGAACCCGGCGTGAACTTCGAGGAAATTCTGACGAAACACGCAGGCGAAGACGGCAGCATTCCCGCCGACGCGATCAGCAAGGCCGCGCAGGCTATTTCGTCTGCCGTTGGGCGCTCTTTTGTCGACAAGAAACGCTACAACGACAAGCTGGATGAAATCGAAACGCTGAAAGGTGAAAAGCAGATTGCCGAAGACAATGCCACGACAGCGGGCAAGTGGAAGGACAAATATGACGCGCTGAAAACGCAGTTTGACACGTTCAAGAGCGAACAGAGCGCAAAAGACAACCTTGCCAAGCTGCACGCGGCGTACCGCGAACTGCTGAAAGAATCCGGCATTGATTCCAAGCGCTATGACGTGATCCTTCGCGCGACGGACTTCAAAAATATGAAGTTGGGCGACGACGGCAAGCTGGAAAATGCGGATGGCCTGAAAAAGGACATCAGCGAAAACTGGTCTGACTTCAAAGTCACCACAACCACAAAGGGCGCGGCGGTTGAAAATCCGCCCGCCAACAACGTCAAGGCCAAGCGCAGCAAGGATGAAATCATGTCCATCAAGGACACGTCCGAGCGTCAGCGTGCCATTGCCGAGAACCATGAGCTGTTCGGTTTTTAACCGGCAGCCTGACAATTAAAGGAGCTGAAAACATATGCCTACGAATGTTACCACTTCTGCCGAAACCAATGTCATTACCACCCAGCAGATGAAGCGTGCCCGTGAGATCGACTTCAACAACCGCTTCACTCACTCCAATCTGACCAAGCTGCTGGAAGCGCTGGGCGTGACCCGCAAGATCGCTATGATCGACGGCACGACCCTGTATAACTACAAGACCACCGGCACCCTGCAGAGCGGCGCTGTGCCCGAGGGCGAGATCATCCCTCTGAGCCAGTACGAGCGCGTCAAGACGCCCGTCGGCGAGATTACCCTGAAGAAGTGGCGCAAGGCCGCCACCGCCGAGGCTATCCTGAAGAGCGGCTACAATGAGGCCGTCGTGGAAACCGACGCCAAGCTGCTGTCTGACGTGCAGAACGGCATCAAGGGCGATTTCTTCACCTATCTGGGCACCATCGTTCATGCCGCCAGCGGCACCGAGGGCCAGGAGGGCTACGTGCCCGCCGTGGGCACCATGGTCTCTGGCGCGACCTTACAGGAGGTCATGGCAAAAACCTGGGGCCAGCTGCAGGTGCTGTTTGAGGATGATTCTGCCGAGATCGTCCACTTCGTGCATCCGCTGACCGTGGCCGACTATCTGGCTTCTGCCAACATCACCACCCAGACCGCGTTCGGCATGACCTACATCGAGGACTTCCTCGGCATGGGCACGGTGATTCTGAACAGCCGCGTGGCTGCCAACAAGGTCATCTCCACCGCCAAGGAGAACCTCATCATGTACTACGTGCCCGTGACCAGCGAGGCCATGAGCGCGTTCGACATGACCGCTGACGAAACCGGCTACATCGGCATCACTTCCGGCTACAAGACTGAGCAGCGTGCCCAGATCGAAAGCATGGTCATGAGCGGCATCCAGTTCCTCGTGGAATATGCCGACGGCGTTGTTGCGGGCACTGTTACCGGCGCTTAATGACATATACCGTAATTCGGCAGTTCTACGACCTGACGGACAAAAATCACAGTTACGCGGCGGGGGACGTTTTCCCTCGCCCGGGACTGTCGGTTGACGCGCGGCGATTGATTGAGCTTGCAGGATGTAGCAACAAGCAGGGGTGCCCGCTGATTGTTGATACGCAGTCCGTCAAAGACGCAGAAACGCCCGCGCAGGCCGTGGACACCAATGTCGAAGAAATACCCGCAGACGAGGCGAAAACCGCTGAGAAGCCCGCCAGAGGCCGCAGGAAGGTGAGATAAACGTGATTGGACAGATTTGTGCGTTCATACACAATTATTTCGTCTATGGGCGATATAGCGGCGTATTCACCATCGAAAATGGCAGCATTGAATTATCGTTTATGGTGCCCGGCCAGTATTTCCGCATATGCGGTTCGCGGCTGAATGACGGCGTATACCAATACCCTGCCACGACGCTTGCGGATGAAACCTTTGACGGCGTGATATGGGAAATGCGTGTGCCGAAAGATGTAATTGATTTGGCGGCTGAGATTGAGGAATGGTGCGCGGCAAACGCACAGGCGCTTAACAGCCCGTATCAGAGCGAGTCTTTCGGTGGCTACTCTTATACCAAGGCAAGCGGTGCAGGCGGTTCAAGCGGCGCTGTAGGCTCTGACACGTACACGTGGCAAAATCAGTTTGCGCATAGACTGAATCAGTATCGCAAACTTGCCTGAAGGAGGGCTTGAAAATGTCGTTGATCGACAGCATGAAGGAACTGTGTACCATGATGGACAGGAAAAGCCTGCCGGACGGCATGGGCGGGTTCAAACCGACATACATGGTAGGCGCTCAGTTTTACGCGGCGATTGTCAAGGACAGCACAATGCAGGCGCGAATCGCTGAAAAGCAGGGCGTAACAGAAGTGTACACAATCACCGTGGACAAGGACATGCCGTTGGAGTATCACGACGTTTTCAGGCGCGACCGCGACGGCGCTATTTTTCGCGTAACGTCAAACATTACCGACAGTAAAACGCCTTCTGTAGCATCGTTTCAGTTCGGGCAGGTGACCGCTGAAAGGTGGGAGCTTCCGAAATGACGAATGTTGCGAAGGCGCTTTACAATTTTTTCAGCGGTTTCGGATTGCCTGCGTTCGTGGAAAACAATGTGCCGGATGAAATGCCGGACGCGCACGGCGTTATGCAGCCGGTAAAACCGCCTTACATCACATATCAATTGATTGAGCCTGACTCGTTGAGTGAGGCTTCTTTTTATGCCCGCGTTTGGTACTACGACACGTCGTTTGAGGCTATATCGGCTAAAGTTGACGAAATACGACGCGCGATTGGCAGAGGCAAAAGCATACCCATTGATGGCGGCTGTGTGTGGATTTGGCGGGACAACAATTTCTGCCAATTTCAGCCGTCGGACGAACCCGCGCTGAAAATCGCGTATCTGCAAATGATTCTCGGCGCATACAACTATTAATGAAGGAGTGAAACGAAATGGCTGGAGATTACAGCAAGATTCCCGCCGATACCTTTCAGCACTTGGGCGTAAACGCTGGCATAGTGCTGTCTGACTTTGATCCGTCCAGCGGCGAGATTGATTTGGCGGACATTCTCGGCCCGACTACCGGCGGCGTGGCTTTCAATGCCGCGAACGAGTATTCTGATTGGGGCGAAGATATCGACAACTGCCCCAAAAACACCAAAGAACTGATGCGGTTCGACAACGTCACCGTTACCATCAGCGGTACGTTCGTGGCGATGACTGCCGCGCTGGCTGAGCGTCTGGCGGCGCTGTCTGACACTACCATCACAAGTGGCGTGAGCAAGATTACACCGCGCACCAATATCAAGGCGGCGGACTTCAAGGATATTTGGCTTGTGGGCGATTACAGCGATGTGAACAAGAGCGGCAGCGGCACGGGCGCGGCCTCCGCTGGATTCATCGCTATCCACATGATGAACGCGCTGTCTACGGGCGGCTTCCAGATTCAGACAACCGACAAGGCGAAGATGCAGTTTGCCTTCGAGTTTACCGCGCATTTCAGCCTTGACGCGCAGGACACCGTGCCGTATGAAATCTACATCAAGCAGGGCACGAATGCGACAATCTGAACACCAACCAACTATAGGCGGCAGGGATTTCTCTGCCGCCTTTTTTGACAGGAGGTAAAAGCATGAAAAATCTGGCGAATTGCAAGCCGTCTGAATTCCTGAGGCAGACGAACCGCATCCGTAAAAGCGTTGAGAAGTGGCTGACGGAGACGGATATTATGAGCATCCGCAAGCGTATGCCGAAAATGCCGGACATTGTTACGCCGGAAGAGCGCAAAAAGCTGATGTCTGAGCAGGCGCGCAAAAATCTTTCGGCCATTCTTGACGCGGCGCTTGAAGAGCATCCCGATGAGACGTTGGAACTTCTGGCGCTGATGTGTTTCGTCGAACCGGAAAACGTGGACGATTACCCGGTTGCCGATTATCTGGGTGCGTTCGCTGAGTTGATCGGCAATCGGGCGGTGCTGGATTTTTTTACATCATTGATGCAGTTGGCGCGGACGGATACTTTCGATGCGTAGAAAGTATCCGGCTCGACTTGCTGGAATTGTTCGGCAGCGGCTATGTAATAGAGCATTGCATAGCCGCCATAAAGGCCGAAATGAAGGATGAAAGTTATCGTTGTTACGTGACTGACTGTTTTATGAATATCGTCAACATGCTGGCAGGCAAACAGGCGCTAAAAAAGCGGTATTACGACATCCTGCATCCCGCGCCGGTGGATGAGCGCAGCGCGGAGGAAATCGTTGCGGATAACATCAAACGGCTGGGATTGAAGGTGGTGAAATAGCGTGTGAATGTATTTGAGTTGGTAGCGAAACTTGCGCTGGATAGCAAGGAATTCATAAAGGGACTTGGTGACGCCCAAAAAACAACAAAAAAATCCGCAGCTGATCTCAAATCCGATGTGGCAAAACTTGCGGCAGAATACAAAAAACAGGGTATGAGCGCAAGCGAAGCCATGAAAAAGGCGTGGGAAGAAATTGACAAAAGTCAATATGAAACCGCAAAAACGTCAGAAAAAACAGCAAAGAGTTTTTTCGGGAATTGGGATTCAAGCAAGTTTAACACGTCCGGCGACAAGATAAAAAATGGCATTAAGAGTATCGGAAAAACTATCACAGCAGCCGGGAAAGCTGCCGTAAAGGTTTCAGCTGTTGCCATTAGTGCCGCTACAGCAGGCGTAACAGCGCTTACAAAGATCGGTATTGATGCGTATGCTGATTATGAACAGCTTGTCGGTGGCGTGGAAACGCTTTTCGGTGCGGGCGGCAAAACGCTCGAAGAATATGCGAAGAGTTTCAAGGGCTATTCGGACGCCGCAAGCCAGAGCATCCACAAACTGGGCGACAGCGGCGAGGATATCAAAAAGCTACAGCAAGAATTGATAGCACAGGGTTACGACCTTGGCGCGGCTGGCGCGGATGGTATCTATGGCCCGAAAACGCAGGCGGCGTTTGAAGCCTACAAAAAAGCCAACAAAGACACGGTAACGTCTGCGGAAGAATCCTATAACAGGCTGATGGGCGCGCAAAACCTTGTAATGGAAAACGCGGATAAGGCGTACAAGACGGCAGGGTTGAGCGCGAATCAGTACATGGAGAATGTTACAAGCTTTTCCGCTTCTCTAATTCAGTCACTCAACGGCGACACGCTAAAAGCGGCTGAATATGCTAATCGTGCCATTGTTGATATGGCGGACAACTCGAATAAGATGGGTACCTCGATGGAGGCTATCCAGAATGCATATTCGGGTTTTGCCAAATCCAACTATACTATGTTGGATAACTTAAAGCTCGGTGGACTTTGCTTTAGCTGAGCTTATAAACCTCGTGAAAACGGTGAAACTCCCAGCGGGCCATGCCGGGGACAATACCGTGCCAAGCATTGGGTTGACTTTTGCGTTCATTTGATGTATAATAACCTCAATATAGCGAAGGGGTGAAAATACATGGAGTGGCGCAAAGTTAGCAGGAATGAAAACTATTCTATCAATCGTATCGGACAAGTCCGGAACGATAAAACGGGCGTAATAAAAACCGCCTATGAAAACCCAGCCAACGGCTATCTGACCGTGGATTTGTACAGGGGGAACAAAGCAGAAAAGGTGACAATTCATCGCCTTCTTGCAGAAGCATTTATCCCGAACCCGGATTGCAAACCCTGTATAGACCACAAAGACGGCAACCGCAAAAATAACGCATTGAGCAACCTTCGATGGGCTACATATTCCGAAAACAACTCACGCTTCAATACCAGCGGGGTTAGAAGCGAGCGGATTAAGGTAACTCATTATAAAGAGATTCGCAATAGGCGTGGCGGTGGGCACGTAGCATGGGGAGACGTCGATAGAGTAGAGTATTTTGACAAGATAAGGGATTGCGCAGAAAGCTTCGGATGTACACAAGGAAATCTGACGCTCATGCTGAAAAGCGGCACAATCGGGCGGCGCGGAAAGATGCGCGGCTATCTTTTCGAATACTGCAAACCCAATGAAGGTGTAACGACTACCGAAACGTCGGAGAAATCCGAAACGAAGTAGGGTACACGCAAGCGCGTGGAAGTGCGAGGGGCGCGAGAGCGTCAAGAGATAGTCTGATCTGCATGGAAACATGCAGCAGGGCATAAAGCATCCGAAAGGGTGCTTTTATTTTGCCCGGTTGTGGAGTAGCGAACCACAGCGAACACAATGTATGGCGGCACAAAGGAAGAAATGGCGCGGCTTATCAAAGATGCGTCAAAGATGACTGATGTGCAAAAGGAACTGGGCATAACGGTTGACGAATCCAGCATGTCGTTTGCGAACGTCGTTAACGCCATTAGCGTTATGCAAACGAGTTTGGGTATTGCGGGAACAACGGCTCACGAAGCGGAAAGCACAATTTCAGGCTCTTTCAATATGATGAAGGCGTCCTGGGATAATCTGCTTGTCGCGCTTGCTTCCGGCAATCAGGACTACGGTGCTCAGATGGACGCGCTTGTCGCCAGCGCGGAAACATGGTTCCAGAACATCCTTCCTGTCGCGATAAATTTTCTGACCGGGCTTGCCGATATGGTGGGAAAGGCCGGGCCAATCATCGTCGAAAAGCTGCCACAGTTGATCACTGAAATTGTGCCGAAACTGCTTGACGCGGCTATATCTATTGTGGGCGCTCTGGTTGACGCGCTGCCGGGCATTATGCAGGCGCTTGTTACGGTTGCGGCTTCGGTTGTGGATACTATCAGCGCGGCATTGAATGAGCGGTGGCCTGCGCTGGGCGCGGCGTTTGACTGGATCACCAACTTCATAGAAACTGTATTTGCTGGTGATTGGAAAGCTGCATGGGATAAAATCGTTGCGTTGGTGGAAGGTATTGACTGGGCTGGCCTCGGAACAAAAATATGGGCGTGGATCAAATCCGCGTTCACGTCCATTGCAACGTGGTTTTCAAAAACATTTGAAGCGGCTAAAACAGCGATTTCCAACGTTGACTGGAAACAGTTAGGAAAGGATATTTGGACGTGGATAAGTAATGCCTTCCTGCTGATTGCTGCGTGGTTCAAGACGAAATTCCTGCTTGTAGTAGATGCGATAAGTGAAATTGATTGGGCCGGAGTTGGTAAGGCTATTTGGAACTGGATAAGTAATGCGTTTCTGCTAATTGCTGCATGGTTTAAGACAAAATTCCAGTTGGCCTTAGACGCTATCAAAGAAGTCGATTGGGCGCAACTTGGCAAGGATGTTTGGACATGGATTAGCAACGCTTTCCTGTCCATTTCCGCGTGGTTCAAGACAAAATTCACTGAGGCGTGGAACGCCATCGAAGAGGTGGACTGGGCCCAACTCGGCAAGGATTTGTGGACTTGGATTAGTAATGCGTTTCTGCTGATTGCGGCGTGGTTCAAAACGAAGTTTCAGCTTGCTTGGGATGCTATCAGGGAAGTGGATTGGGCGCAGCTCGGCAAAGATTTGTGGACGTGGATTAGTAACGCTTTCCTTCTTATCGCTGCATGGTTCAAGACGAAGTTTCAGCTTGCGTGGGATGCTATCCGTGAGGTTGATTGGGTGCAGCTTGGCAAGGATTTGTGGACGTGGATAAATACCGCCTTCTTGCTGATAGCGAGTTGGTTCAAGTCGAAATTCACCGACGCATGGAACGCTATCAAAGAAGTCGATTGGGCGCAACTTGGAAAAGATATATGGAATTGGATTAGTTCCGCGTTCGCATTGATCGTTGCATGGTTCAAAACCAAATTTCAGCTTGCGCTTGACGCTATCAAGGAAATTGACTGGGCCGGGCTTGGACAGGCTATTTGGGACTGGATTAAAGATAAGTTTGCACTTATCGGCGGATGGTTCAAGAACAAATTCACCGAGGCGTCCGATAAAATCAAAGAGATTGACTGGAAAGGCCTCGGGAAAGCTATCTGGGACTGGATAAAAGACAATTTCCTGTCGATTGGGACGTGGTTTTCTGGCAAATTCAGCGGCGCAATAAATGATATTAAAGACCTCGATTGGGAAGGCTTGGGATCTGGTATCTGGAAATGGTTCACGGATGCTGCTAATAATGCCATAAGTAGCGTCGGGAGCCTAATTGATAAGCTGTCGGAATTCCTTGGATTCAACAATAAGAAAGTTGAAGTTAGCACCAATCATACGTATTATGAAAACCACATTGTTTCATATGGGGGCGCAACCGGCGGCGGTGGTGGAGCGTCAAGTAAAAATGGCTCTGGAAGATATCACGCCAAGGCTATGCATCATCCCTATTTACTTGACAGGGAAATGATATTCGGCATAAGCGGCGATACTCCGTTAGTCGGCGGTGAAGCTGGACACGAAGTTATCATGGGCGAAGACTACATGCGCAACATGGTACAGGTTGCCGTAAATCGTGCGGTTGGTACTATCGTGGAGCCGATGATTAATGTGCTAAATGAGATTGCCGCGAAAATCCCGTCTGGGCAGCTTGTGCTTGACACTGGCGCACTTGTCGGCGGTATCGCGCCGGAAATGAACTCTGAACTAAACCGAATCGCTGAATGGGAGGGGGCGGGCCGCGCATGATGAATACGGTAACGTTTGAAAGCATGTCAGGCCGCGTCCTGCGCCCGGCAGATGACCTTGGGCTGTATCTGGTATCCTACGACGCAGCGCCGCCGGCACCAAAGACGTATTATGTCGATGTAGACGGCGCTGACGGCGCTTTAGACTTGTCGGAGTGGGCCGGAGAGGTAAAGTATAATACGCGGACAGTCACGCTCACAATGCGCGATATTGAGTGTAGAGGGCATGAGGCGTTGACACAGTTTTTGACCGGCAGGCGCGTCAAAATAACGTTTTCCGATCAGCCTGAATGGTATTTCGTGGGCAGATGTGTGGATAATGACGAAAGCACGCGAAAGCGCGTAACCGACCAGACATACACGTTTACCTGCGAACCGTACAAACTGGCGCACATGAAGACGATTATCAAGCGAACGCTGACAGAAACCACGCTGCTAATCATGCTACAGGCTGCACGGAAAAGCGTCATTCCGACTATCACGGTTGACGATGATTGCACGCTCGTTTATAACGGCAACACATACAGCCTTGCGGCGGGAACGCATGTAGTACCGCAAATCGTTGTCACGGACACGCCCAAAATCATGCAGGCCACCGGCGACGGCAGTTTCGTCATTGAGTGGCGGGACGGAGTGTTGTAATGTACACGATATATCATGACGGGCGGCTGATGTTTGATCCGCGCTTTGACGAATACGGGCTGTCGGCTCCCACGCTGACGCTGGAAGCGCATAAATTCGGCTCTTTGTCGTTCACCATCTACCCGAATCACCCGGAATATGGACGCCTGAACAAGATTTCAAGCACGCTATCTGTATACAAAGATGGCGTGCTTTTTTTCCAGTGTCGGCCTGCGTGGAGCAAGCGCGGAATGCGAAATTCCATTCAGTACAAATGTGAGGATATACTTGCGCGGCTGAATGATTTTCAGATGCGGCCATTTGACTATTCCGGAACGCTGGAAGGGTTCGTCGATGCGGTTTTGGCGTCCTACAATGACCGGGTTGAGACAGGCAAGCAGATACTCAAGGGCCACGTAACAGTCACGGACACGACGGATTATGTGCATTATTCCAGCGTTGAATACCTGCCGCATTGGGATGTGCTGCAAACGCGGCTTGTCAACACGCACGGCGGGTATTTTGTGCCGCGCTATGAGTCCGGCGGTATCTATCTGGACTATTTGCGGGACGAAGATTTGCCGAACGCGACACAGGAAATCAGATTCGGCGAAAACCTGACAGATTTGTTCATCGAAACGGACGCAGCGAATACCTATTCTGTGCTTGTGCCGGTTGGCGCTGATTATGACACATTCGACGAACACGGCGACCCGATAACGAAGCGGCTGACCATCGAAAGCGTGAACGATGGCAAAGACTACATCGAAAACGCGGCAGGCATTGCACTGTATGGGCGGCGTGAAACATCCCGAAGATGGGAAAATGTCACGCTGCCACAAAACCTGCTGACAAAAGGCCGGGAATGGCTTGAACAAAACGCTGTCAAATTTTCGGAAACCGTTGATCTGTCGGCAGTTGACATGCATAATGCAAACGCGAATGTTGAGGCGTTCGGGTGGCTGCAATGGATTAACGCCGTGTCCACGATACACGGGCTTTCTGAGCAGTATATCAGCGAGAAAATCACAATCCCGCTGGGCAATCCGTCAAGCAGTAAATTGAGGCTTGGCGCGACAAGGCTGACGCTTACAGAACGCGTCATGAATACGGTATCGGGTGCGACACAACAGGCGATTTCGGACACCGCGACGCGGCTGAGAGATACAACGTTGATGGACTTGGAAGAAATCCGGCAGACCATCACGACGGTTGAAGATTCACTCAGAACGACAATAGGCAACACGGAAACGTCTATCCTGCTTCAGGTTCTGCAAACCTATGTCGGCAAATCTGAGTACGCGGAATATCAACGCGAAATCGGAACGGAGATCGTTCAGACGCAGAACGCCATAACAACAACCGCGTCCAACCTCGAAACCTATGTGGATAACTCCACGGGTGAAATGCGCCAGTATATCAACGGCGTCCAAACATATATGCGCTATTCAACCGCCGGGCTTGAACTTGGCAAGGTTGGCAGCGGCTTCATGACGCGCATAACGAATGAGCGCATATCGTTTTTGCAGGACAATCAGGAAATAGCCTATATCAGCAACCGCAAACTGTACATCACAGAGGCACAGGTTACCGACCGACTGCTATTTGGCGTGGGTGAAAATGAGTTGTTCGGCTGGGTAACGACAGAAACCGGCATGGGCCTGAAATGGATTGGTGAGGTTACATGAGCATCATAGAGTCGTTTACTGTTGTCGGGTATAAGCATATCTATGCGAACAGTACGCAGATACTGCCGCAACAGGATTCGTTCCGCGTTTATTATTTGGGCCATAGCGGTGTCGCTGACAATCGGCTGGCACGTCTCGTATTTAATGGCAACGACGAAACCCAAATGCGTGCGATACTCAATAATCGTAATTTTGTTATTGACGCGCTGGAAATCAGTATACCGCAAAATACAGTAAGATACCCGAATTACATCGATCTCAATATAGGCTACAATCTGAGCAGTGACAGCCCGAACGTGCTGCGTGATGGCCGAGTATACCGGACGGCACCAACATATCAAACGTGGTATAGCCTTGACACGGCATTTATGCGAACGTTTGCCGCGAATGCCGGTAGCTGTCTGATCATTTGCGCAGCTCAAAATACATACGACGCGTACTATACGAATGAGGTTGACACAGGCTCACCGGTACAATTCACAATCCGCATTACCTACCACGGCAATAACAGCACATTTGAATTCGATAGCGATACCGGCGAATTTGGCGCGAATTTGCAGGTGGACATTACAGCGCACCAACCGGACTATACCCACACAATAAAATATAGTGTTGGCGAGGCAAACACGACGGTTACGCTCAATGCGGGTGTGTTGACGCATACATTCGCGCCGCCTATGGCATGGATTGCGCAAATACCAAACGCGGTAACGGCTACATTGTCGGCACAACTGACAACATATGACGGTGACACGATTGTTGGAGAACAACCGACAATCTACATTGCTATCGACGTTCCGAGCAACGTTGTGCCTGTTGTCGGCAGCATCGCGTATACCGTTGATAATCCGTTGAATGTGCCGATTTCAAATCGTGGGCTTGTCGCGACACTTTCAGGATATGCAGGTGTTTACGGCTCCACAGTGCGCTCTTACACGCTGCAATGCGAGGGCTATTCGGCGTCCAATGAGCGGCTTGTGATGGACGTGATACAGCGAATACCCACACAGGGCCAATCCCGGAATATCGTTATCACGGCCACTGTCACGGACTCACGCGGCAGAACAGCTACGGCGACTCAGAGCGTAACGGTATACGAATGGGATGTCCCATTTTTCAGCACATTGACATTCTACCGCTGCAATTCAAGCGGCGTCAAGTCCGAGGATGGGCATTATATCCGCGTCGAAGGCGCATATGAGTGCTTCAGCGTCAATGGCCTGAATAGTATAGAGCCGTGTACGCTCAAAATCGTTGAGCGGTCTACGGGCACAGAGACGGACGCCGGACAGCTTGCGCAAAATACGCCGAAGATTATTGGTGGCGGCAATCTGAGCGCTGATGAGGAATACGCCTTGCGGCTGACGCTGACCGACGAAGTGGCAACGATTGTCTATGAAAAGATCATCTATTCGGCGGCATACGTCATCCACTTCAAACACGGTGGGAACGGCGTTGCGTTTGGACAGGCCGCGACGGAAAATGACACAGTGCGCGTAAATCCATCATGGGCATTTATTATCGGGAATAATATCGACGTGGCGCAGGCGCTTGCAGCCCTTGACGCACGAATATCTGCATTGGAGTGATGAGGTATGGCAAACTGGATTATCAAAGAGACGGTAGACTTACAGAAACGTCCGAGTGCTGCATATGTAGGCGGCACGAACGCGCTTATGTTGCCGGGTGACAATCTGGCGCATACGTGGGAGGTTACCGTGCTGGACGGCGGCGAACCCGCTGAAATCACGGGTAACGTCGTTGGATGGTTCCTGCGCGAGGATGGCAACGTCGTTATGGTGCAGGGCACAGTTGCGGATAACATCTGCCGCGTGACATTGACGCAGGAGTGCTATGCCATAAGCGGCGTGTTGCAGGCCGCAATGCGTGTAACGGATGGCACGTCGAACGCTACTGTCACCATTGCCGCGCAGGTATTTATGGTGCGCAAGAGCATGGATGACGGCGGGACAATTGATCCGGGCGAAATCATCCCGGACATTTCCGAACTTCTGGCGAAAATTGCCGAAATGGAGCAGGCGACAGCAGATGCAGAAGCGGCTGCTTCTAAAGCGGTGAGGTATGACGCGGCGCAGACGCTAACAGCAATTCAAAGGCAGCAGGCACGAAATAATATTAAAGCGGTGTCAGCAGAACAGGATGCAGCAGATGAGGGCAAGGTGCTTGTTGTCGGCACAAACGGTGCAGTTACCGTGGGAAAAGCAGATATTCCAGAAGGTGTTAAAATCGCACTGCTTGATTGTTTTGAACACGTAGCATGGATGGATCAGCAAAGCGCGTTCTATTACAATGAACTGCGCAACGCGCTATACGATGATGTGTATCCGCGAATCATGGCAAACTACAATCCTGGGAGCCATGTCGTTTATCAAGGTGATAGTATCGATACTCTAAAGCCGTATTTGGTTGTGAAGTATTATGCCAGTGTCGGCGATAGCGGCAGCACGCTTCAACCAGAAGAGTATACCTTATCCGGGAACATTATAGAGGGTACACAGCGCATCAATGTGTCTTATCAAAACATGATGACCAGTTTTACTGTGGAGGTTTTGAATCCGTTCCTCTATCGGATGGATACACCGAAAGTGTTTAATGGTTCTGCTGGCGTGGACACTGGATTGCATCTGTTAGAGACAAATCAACCGTATACCATTGTATTTGATTTGATTGATAACCGTCGGTATAACGTAGAAAATATAAATAGCATGCTATTTCGGTGTCATGATGACAATAGCAGGATTTATATGCAAATGTATGACGGCGGCGCTTCTGGTACAGACAGGCGTAAAATACGGCATGTATTCACAGCCGCCCCCGCGCCTAATGCGTCCATCATAAACGATGTTATATTGCAGAACAGCGAATTGGTGGGACGCAGGGTAAAAGGCGTGTTGGCATGGGATAATCAGACTTCCAAATTTATGTGCAAGGTTGCATCTAACGGTACAATTATCACGCCGACCACAAACACAAATAGCTGGACTTATGTGCAATCAGATGGAACTATGACCGTTGGCGGAATGATTGAAAATGGTGCATGGGCAAGATGTTTCTATGGTACAATGAACGACTTCAAAGTATTTAATTACACCATGACTGAGGAAGAAGCTGTTGCTTATCTGGAGGTGGAATAACATGGATTTTCTGTATGACTATTTGGGCAACAGGCTGGATATCGGCGGCTCTGGCTCTGGAGACGGCTTTCATGATGTTACTACTTATGGCATTGATAATACTGGCGCGACAGATGTATCAGACGCGCTCAATGTGCTAATTGAAAACGGCGGCATGTTCTACTTTCCACCCGGGCTTTACCTGCTGAACGGGCAACTTGTTGTGCCGTCAAATACGTGGATAAAAGGGGCGGGAGAACAGACCGTGTTCAAAGCCGCGAATGAACTGGACGCGGTGTATCATACGATCTGCAACAACAACGCTTCTGATATTTCCGCGCGGCTGTGCAGGAATGAGGCAGCAAACGGCTATCCAGCCGTGTCGGAGTTCATCAGCGACTATGACAGCAACATTGTATTGATGGATTTCAAGGTGGATGGCAACTGGCAGGGCCGCGACCTTATAAATTGGCAAAAAACCTATACGGGGCACGGGACAGCAATAAATCGGGAACCAGGCACTAACATCGAAATTCAGGCAGCACACAATGTTCTGATTGAGAACGTTATTGCCGTTAACGGCATACAGCATAACATCAACATTCGTGCTGGCGCATATTGTTATGGCATGGGTATAACATACGAATGCTTGCTTCCTGCTTATCAATGCACTATCCGCAATTGCGAAGCCAAAAACGAGAGATACGATGATTGCATCACAACGCATGATTGCCATGATATACTAATTGATAACTGTGTGGTATCGGTGGAGAACAATGCTAATGGTACATATAGCAGCGCGGTATCAAACGGGTTTGAAATCGACGATGGAAGTAGTTTTGTCGAAGTGCGCAACTGCCATTCGTATTATACGGTGGCAGGATTTCAGGCTAAGGGCCATGATAATACCCCGCCAGCCCATCATATCACATTCCGCAACTGTACGGCAGAAAGCACAATGCTCGGTTTTTCACTAGCGTGCGGCCCGGACACAGAATATGAAGACGGTACAGTGGCTGGCAGGTGCAGGAACATTGATATTATTGATTGTTCTATCATCCGACCGTATGCATTCAGCAATGTAACAAACTGGCTAGGAACACTGCTGTTTATGGATATAAAAAATGCTTTGGATGTGACAGTCAATAATCTGTACATCGAAAATACGGATGTGCCAACATGGGTACAAAACAACTACGGACAACCACTCAGAACAATTTTTTACATGCGCGGGCGATGCAATAACGTGAAATTTGATGGCGTTCAAATAACTAACCCGATTACAAACGATCAAGCCAATTCGGCGTTATTTATTGTTGGACAAGACAGCGCCAATGTCATACTACGTGATATTGTATTATGCGGCTTTACCGGGAACCCAATTGTCCGAGTAAATAAAAACGACGCAAAACACTTCCTGACTATTGATGGCATTTATTCCGAGCGACTGGCCGCTTCTGATAAAGTGCTTCAAGTGGCAAATACGACATCGGAATCCGAGATACTGCTAAAGGGCAGCAGATTAAATATGGTATTGCTCGAACAGTAAGATGACGGTTCTTTAACCTTATCAACGCGTAAGACGAAAGGAGCGGGAACATGTACCAGTATTACATCATCGAGATTCAGCAGTATGACAACGGCGAGTATGGCCACATCGTCCACTATGCCTACGATGAAAACGCCGACCGCGCGCGCATGAAGGCTGAGAGCAAGTACCACGAAGTCCTGGCGGCTGCGGCTGTGAGCAACCTGCGCCAGCACGCCGCGTCCATGATCGCCTCCGACGGCTTCCCGGTCATGCACCAGTGCTATGTGCATCACGTGACACCCACAGCGGAGGCAGAAGCTACCGAATAGAGGTGATAGTATGTTTACTAACTTCCAGCTTGTTGAGTTCTGCAAGGCCGTTTACGCGGCCTTGTGGGTTTATTGGTACGGCACATGCGGATACAAATGCACCGAGGCGCTGTACCAGAGCAAAGCGCGACAGTATCCCGATCATTATACGCCCAGCCGTGAGAGCGGCTATATGGCAGATATCAAGGCCGGTAAAATGTGCGCTGACTGCGTAGGCATGATAAAGGCTTTTTTCTGGATGAACGGCGACATCAACGGCAAAAACAAATATGCGTCGAACGGTTGCCCGGATGTAAGCGCCAACGGCATGTATAATTTGTGCAAGGAAACCGGCCCTATCAGCAGCATACCGGATATTCCCGGCTTGATCGTCTGGAAATCCGGCCATATCGGCGTTTATATCGGCGGCGGATATACAATCGAAATGCGCGGATTCGCCTATGATTGTGTAAAACGCGCTGTTGCCGACGGCCCATGGACGCGGTGGGGCAAGCTACCCATGCTGTCATATGTTGATAGCCCGGACGCGGAACCGCCGAAGCTGGGCGATAGGATTCTGAGCAAGGGCGACACCGGCGCGGACGTGAAGGAACTTCAAGAAGCGCTGATGAAACTGGGCTTCTGCCTGCCGAAATACGGCGCGGATGGCGACTATGGCAAGGAAACCGAGGGCGCTGTCAAGAGTTTCCAGCGCGACAACGGCCTTGACGCTACCGGCATATTTGATACATCCGCGTTCAAAGCGCTTGAGAAGGCATTACAGCCGCCCGAAAACAAGCCCACAGAACCGCCTATAGAAAGCGCTGACACGCCTGACGGCGGCTCTGAGCCTGCCTACGTGCTCATTATTGAGGGCGACAGGAAGAAACTTGAACTGGTACAGCTTGCCTATGGCGGGACGCTTGCTGCGGTGGATAGCGTCAAAGTAATTTAAAGGGTGTTGATGCAAATGAGCGAAGCGGTAATTGTTGCACTTATAACCGGCGGGCTGAGCCTCGCCGGAATCATCATCACTACATGGAAAAGCAATCAGTCACTTTTTGCCAAACTGGACAAGCAAAGCGAACTGTCGGACGCGAAACTGGACAAGGAAATAGCCGTCATCAAAAACGAGATTTCAACTTTGTCCGAGGAAGTGCGGCGGCATAACAATTTTGCCGAGCGAATCCCGGCCCTTGAAGAAAAGGCGAAAGCGGCTGATCGCAGGCTTACCGACCTGGAACACAAGTAAAGGAGATGTGACTATGGACTGGAAACGCAAACTGACCTCCCGCAAATTTTGGGCCGCTGTCGTAAACTTCATAACGCAGTTGATGATAGCTTTCAATTGCGGTGAAAGCGCCGCAACGCAGGTTGCAGCCGTCATTATGGCTGGAGCCGGTGTTGTCGCGTACATTGTCGGAGAGGGCCTTGCAGACGCCGCAAATGCTGAGAAGGAAGTCGTTCACGTCATTGATGATGGCGAGTATGAAAATACTGTTGATTTGCCCGACGAATGATACTATAATCAGCCTGTAACCGCAATAGGAGGCGCTTGAGATGGAAAAGATACATGCGACTGGCAAGCCTGAGAATGTGCCCTACATCGTCTTTGAGGGTGAGATGGCCCGACAGGAGCGTCACATCAAGCGGCTGTGGATAGCCCTTTTGGCTGCTATAGTCGCGCTTGTGCTGACGGTCGGCATTTTCGTCTGGTACCTCAACCAGTACGACTTCACTTCTTACGAACAGGACGGCGAGGGCATCAACATTCTTGGTACCAGCAATGGAGGTGACTGTAATGTCACAGCGAATGCGAACCCGAACCAAAAAGAACCGGTCAACAGCCAAGGGCCGAGCGACACGCAAGGCACGTAAGAAGTAGCGCCCCGGCATTATGCCGGGGCTCTTTCATGGAGGCACCATGTCAAGGAAACGACTTGAAATCTACGACGACTTTCCACCTGACATAATCGATGATGCGATTAATGCTTGCATCAAGGACAGGATTCAGCGCTTGATTCTGCATTACAAACTTGTGGATAACTATTCCTATGAGGAAATAGGCGAAGTTATTAAGAAGGCGACGGGCCGCTATGTTTCGGACAGAACGGCAAAGCGCAAGGTCTATAAGGCAGAATCAACGCTATTTCCACAACTTCAGATCATCTACAACGGCAAAGAGATATAATAAACCCGCAGGTAAAGCGCATCGTGTACAAGCTGCATGAAAAACTGTTCAAGTACCTATGACAACACCCGTGTGGGCTTCGGCCTGCGCGGGTGTTTTTTTTATCCATCAATCGAAGTAGTAAATGCCGTCCCTCTCATGAAAGCTGGTTGACCACGGCTCGTTGTTGAGCATGATTTGGGCATCTTCTTCTGTTTCAGGGAGCCAACATGTATTTGCTGTGATGGCGTCGCCGTCGCGGTTTTCATCGGCTTCGTCATGAATGAGGATACCTTCGCCATCGCTGGTTGTGATCTCGGTAAAGGTGGTTCCGTTGATGGTAATGCTCATGTGAATATCTCCTTCCATTTACTGATACTCGCATTATACAGTCGTATAACGATGCTTGTCAATAACTGCGTAGAAGCGTGTTTTAAGCGCGTTTCGCGTCGCTTTATAACTTCTACGCCCTGCGCGTGAAAACAGCTTAGAGGGCTGTTTCTGCGCGTCCTACGGGTATTCCAGCGGGTTATTTGGCGAAGCCGCCAGCTCGTAGTCGTGGACTTCCTTCTCGGTCAGCTCCCGGCTGTACTCGGCGAAGCCCCATGCGCTGATACCGTTGAACGATTGCGGGTAGTCGTAGTCGCCGATGTTCACCAGACCGTTGCGTGGGATGGCTCCCGGCATCGGTGGCCTGAACTGGCAATAGTAGCGGTAAACCTTCATGTGATTTCCCTCCTTAGTGTTGCTTCATAAAGTAGTAGTATTCTCCGAGCTGCTTCAAGTTCCTGTCCATGTTGTAAAGCCCGGTGATGTGCGCAATGGCTTCCTCTGCGGTTTCGTACATACCACTGAAATCCTCACGCCCGGATGCCATGTGGCGGCAGTAAACGTAGAACATTATCATTCCTCCTTCAAACACATTGGGCATATTCTTCACGTTCCAAATGGTCGGCATAATCGCTCAACTTCGCCTCGCCGTGCATAAGCTTGTCAGCACATTCGGCAGCTTCACGGAAGGTTTCAAAGGTCATACCATAACGGAATTTCCTTCCAGCATCGGGCGACCATGTACCCGGCAACGTGACTTTCGATACTGGGAACGCTGCAACAACATACGGATGATACTGTATTTTATCAGGCGTCCAGTCCTCAAGATAGATTGCCGTTCCGTCGGGCAAATATCCAGAACCCCTTCTGATAATGTTCATAATAGCCTCCTTTCAGTCAATGCAGATGGCATAAACGTGCTCGCCGTGAATCGGGTCATCAAACGTCCCTTCATCGTGAAACGCCAGCCATACGTGGCGGTCACCGAACTGCTTAACGGCTTCTGCTTCGGTCAGGATGTAATTATCCGGCTTGTAACGCTCCCGAACCTCAACATGGACTTCGTTGTATGGCGGGTATGGCCGCACACCGTAGGCTGGGTCAGAAAGCAATTCACGGACGTTCATTATTCTACCTCCTCGACAGATATGATGCGGTATTCACAATCAACTCCCAGACCGTAGAATTTGATACACTCCTGAACGCTGGACATCACGCATGACTGCTTCTGCCACTTCCACCCGGACATCGCATCTGCGTACTCAAATGTGACTTTGACCATTCTCTTTCCTCCTATTCCCAATGCTGATTCATTGCGATTCCATAGATGAAATAGACCACGCTCTGAAAGTCCTGATACCGGGCAATCTGCTTTCTATGCCAGCGCCCTTCCCGCCATTCAAGGCGATACAGCCGATACGGATTGATGCTGACATCCAACTGCTTGATGCAATGGTAGCGGATTGGCCCGTTGTGGACGTCCAGAACCTTCATTGTCTTTCCCATGATAACCTCCTGCCCGCGTACAACGCCCACGGGTGGACTTGTTGTTTATTCCTCGACCATTTTCCAGAACTGCTCGAAACCATATTCGGCAGTATCTTCATAACAATACGGCCTGTTGGCTTCACGCTCTGCCGCTATCTGTTCGCGTTCAATAGCTACGTCGATGCGCTCTTACTCTTGCCGATGCTGCTGTGCGGTGCTGGTGTACAGGTTCGGGTTTACCGAATAACTACGGCCTTTGTACTCATATTCCAGTGAACCGTCAGGCATTCTAAATTGAAACTTTGCCAGCTTTACCATCCTGTCCTCCTTCCCGGGCGGCATTACGCCGCCCTGTCCTTCCACATCCTGATTGCTTCGTCGTTCCGGCGGGTGATTTCCTTCATCAGGGCCAGCCTGTCGGTGATGGTCATTGTTTCTACCTCCTTAGAATACCTTCTTGATTCGCAGCGCCTTGCGGGTGTTCTCAAACTTGTTCTTCGCAGGCTGCACCCAAGTGCCGACCACGTTCCATCCCCGGCTGATGACGTTGAACAGCCAGCCCAGCAGGGCGGTGGAGGAATCGGTGACCACCAGCTCGGTGATGCCCAGAGCGTCGAACACGTTCATGAGGTCATCGGCGTCGCTATCAAATCCGAAGTCGCTCAGGATGATGACGCCGTTCTCGTCGCGGTCACCGTCGGTGTACGCCCGGATTGCCATGCTCTCACCACGGGTCACAGGGAAGCCGTTCTTGCGGAGCGCGATAACGTTATCCCGGGCCTTCTCCATCGCTTCCTTGTCGCCGTCAGCCTTTGCCATATCGTACTCAATCATCCAGCTACGCATCATCTTCACGGCCTTGACCTGCTCGTTATTCAACATCTTTATCATCCTTTCTGCCCTGCCATCATCAGGCGGGGTAGGGCGGCTCCCCGCGACCCCCGAAGGGGTTTCGGCTTACTTAAAAGGTTTCGATGTAGCTCAGGTTCATGGCTTCCAGCTCCTTGACCAGCTCAGCGCCCTCGCGAATAATCTCAGAGGCTTTGAGCAGTTCGTCGGGGGTGGGGTTGCCGCCCATGCTGGCGAGGCTGGCGCGGATGTGAACCAGAATCTTGGCTTCGCGCTTTGACCAGTCGGTGTCTTTGGCGTACTCCTCGGTGATGGTGAAGTTGAGGTAGTGGCTGTCCGGCTCGGTAATGTTCAGGTAGCTGTACCACTTGCCTTCCTCGGTTGTGAAGCCATGCTTCGCGGCGGTCTCCTTCAGGATGCTGATGATGTCGTTCTTCTTCATTTTCTTATCCTCCTTTGATTTGCTCCCTTAACTGTGTTTATTATAACATCAAAAGATGTATTTGTAAATAGCAAAAAGGCTGGAAATTGATGATTTAATCAAATCTTAAAGTAACCCCGGAAATCCGGGGTTACTCCACGATCAGTGTTGTCCAGTCAATTCCCAGCGCGTCGGCGATCTTCATCAATGCGCCCACCTTGGGCTTGCGCG